CTACTTAATTTGTTCTAACAAATACTTATAGTCACTATAAGAAATATACTTATTTGAGAAAGCTTGTTCTTCTAAATATTCTTTTTTTTGTTTTCTTTCTTTAAAAAATACAATTATTTTTTTTATCATAAAACACACCCCCTAATTTTGTAGCTATAAATACAATTTAAAATATATTTTTATATAATTATGAACTTAATAGATTAAAATTATACTCAAATATTAAAAAATAGTACATATATAAGTTGCCACAATTCCACAAATAACATTAATTAAAATCGTTAATGATAAGCTACTTTTTATTCCTTTTTCATGTTTTTTGTTTTTGATATCTAACTTCTCTCGTTTTATTTTATCTCCATTCGTTATGTTGAATATGTGAGTGTCACCATACTCATAAATTTCTGTCAAAAACTTATTTGATAAAAATTCTCCAATATTTTTTATTACTTTATAAATAAGACTAAAAAGCAATGTAAGCATGATTAATTTTTGTATATGACTTATGCTTAACTGAACTAAAGTATCTATATTAAAATGCGACAAATTAAAATTAACTATACTTACCAAAACAATTAAGCCAAAAAGTGGTATGATATTTTCTATAACAGCAGAAATACCTTTTCTATATTTTCTAATAAATTTCATTGTTTTTCCTGATTCAGAAACTACTTTTTGTATTGATTTATCCCATTCTTCTATTATATTTATTAATTCATCACCTAATAGATGATTAGTAAAATCAACTTTGCAAGTAACAGGAGATAAGCTTTTATCTATAGAATCTATTTCTTCTATTTGACCACTTACTATGAGCTGTAATATCTGTTGAGGCTTCATTCCTGAAGATAGTCTTATTACTAATGTATGTCTCTGAGGAACCCCATATTCTTTAAAATCAACAAAAAAATCATACTTTATAGTTATATTTTCTAAATAGTGGGAGCTAGACCAATTACAATTTTGAAATTCTATCCAATCAGAAAACTCTTTGAAAGTATTGTTATCAAACTTAACTGATATATTCACTATTAAAGCTGCTACTATATAATGTTGTAATTTTTCTTTTATTTTTTCATGTAAAGAATATAAATCTTTTATTTCTACATTTACATCTCTTGGAAAAATTCTAAGCATACTATCAGGTTTCCCGTTCATTAAATTGAATAGAGCCTTTAATTCTTCATGACTTATTCTTGATACATCAAGATTTTTTTCATCAATCTCACCATAAACTAATTCTTTATTCATCATATAACTCCTCTATTTTTAAAACATTATATTTATATAATAAAATTTCTAAAATATGACAATAAATCATATTTATACCCTCTTATCTATTATAATAATATTGGTTTTATCTTTTTTCAACCAATTTTTTCCATATACTGTCTTTATAAATAGAGTAAGTTATAAAAATATAGCATATCTTTATATTTTCATATAATAAATAATTCTGCATATGCAACCAATTTATTCAATCTAATTATTTTCTATTTTGTAGTATTTATACTTACAATTAAATTTATAACTTATGTCCATCTTAGTTTTATTTTTGCAAGCAACTTATATATTTCTAATATATCATTTTTTGCTTATTATATAGTTAGCAAACTGTAAATAAAATATAGATATAAAGTACAAGGTATTAATATCTATATTTCTATCTATCAATAAAATCTAATGCTTTATAAAGTGTATCAAACCTATCATTACCCTTTATCATAGTATATTTTTCTTTAGTAATAGAACCTATCTTCTCACATGCTGCACCACCAATGACATAAAGATTTTGCGTCTGGCCAGGTACATAATCTTTTATATCACATATTAGTATTTTCCCATCATTATAACCCCAACCAACCACAGTTGCAGGGATTTTGTCAACTTCTCCATCATAAACAATTGTATGTTTGTACATGATTTTTCCCTCACCATTCTCTTTATTATCTATTGTCTTATTTAAAATACCTTCTGCTATTAATTTAGCAACTATGTCTTTATGTCTAATATAATAATCTGTATCTGCTTTACTATCTACGAAGCACACTTCTATTAATATTGCAGGAGCTTTTGTATGACTAAGCCAGTAAAGACCTCTTACATCCGATTTTGCACCCCTATTTTTAAATATTGTTGATAGTTTTTTGTTAACTCTTTCAGCATATACCTTACCATTGTTAGTTTTGTATATTGTCTCTGTACCCATAGGATTTAGAGTTGTTTTATTTGCATTGAAATGGATTTGTACTGCTAAGTCTACATTTTGCCTATTGGCAATTTCACATTGTTCTGCTAAATAGTTATTAGATTTATCTACTTTTCCAGTATACACAATAGCTCCACCTTGTTTCAACCATTTAACAATTAAATCAGTTAGTATTCTGTTTTCTTTTCCTTCATCTATATAACCTACCGCTCCTGTTCCTTTTCCTGTTAAAGTATGCCCTGGTACTATTGCTATTTTCATTGTTTATTTTCCTCCTTTAGTTGTTTGTAAGTTTGATTTATACCTATTGATATTCCCCAACAAATTACACCTTGCAGTACTGCGTTAGGACTAAACCCTAGCATCCAAATAGAAAATCCGATTCCCAACACAAGTAATATAATTGGAATGTATTTATTGTCTAATTGTTTATATTTTTTGCAACCTTTACCTATAATAGAGAGAGCAGCTACTAAAATTAGCAACTGCTCTGGTATAAAACTTATTAAATTATCCATCTTTTATCCTCCTAATTAAAATATTCCTCGCTGAACTGCAAATATAAAGAACCCTATTAGTGTTGTAATCATTGTCCCAATCAGCCACTTGAGCATACTTGTAAGTGAGTTTAGATTCTCACATAATGCTTTTAATTCTGCTTTAGACTCTATATTTGCTATCTTTAATTCGTCTATTTCATCACTATGTCTGTTTATTCTTATTTCATTTCGTTTTATTTTTTCTTTTATAACTTCTTCATTCATGTAAGCCTCCTAATTTTTGATATTAAAAAAGGAACGTTCCCTATACTGTAGGTTCTGCTCCTTCTACTACTCCACTATGTTCAATTATATAGTCTTCTACAGCCTTTCTGTAATCTGTGTTAGTTACATCATCTAACTCAAAAGGTCTGTTTTTTAAAGGGTTTAACCCTCCGTTTAATATTCTCTCTGCTAGTATTCTTACTACAACATTATTTATATTCATTATAACAATCCTCCTTGTAATTCATTAGTCATAATTAATAATTCATTTTCTAATTCTTCATAACTAAGTTTTTCATCTTCTATTGGACTACTTGATAACACTAAATAATTTTCATTTAAAGTTTCATATATTTCTATAACATATAAATTAGAGTTTTCACTAATTATTTTTTCTTTTTCATCTAAAGAATTATAATATACTTGTTTTTTCATAATTTATTCCTACCTTAATATTGTTAATTTTTCTATTTCTGCACGAGCTGCATATGAACCATCTAAATTTCCTGCTCCTACAGATGTTAATAATATTTGTACTTTTATATCCATGCCCTTCTCAACAATAATATCTTTTGTAAATCTTACAAAAGAAGAAGATGCACTAGGAGTATCGTCAGTAACATAAAAGTATTCTTTTCGGTTTCCACATAGTATCTCTATTTTTGCTGTTGCATAATCAGCACGCATTTTAGACGCTTTAAGTTCGCCTGTGAATCTTAATGTGCCTTTTATACTAGATACTTCATTGTAAACAATGCTAGGAGTGTTTAAAGTTGTAGCTTGAATTCTATTTTTTAAAGAAAAAATTTCTATTGATTGAAAAATCCAGTTAACTTTTTCAATCAAATTAGTAAATGTTTCAGATGATGTTGCTGAAACATTTTTAGAATTAATTGTCTCCACTAATACATTTTTTAATGTTTCTATTTTTGTTTTAGTTGTACCAAATTTATCTGTTCCAATAAAAGGACTACCCAATGCACTAGCTATATTATTTTTGCCACCTTGAAAGTCAGTTTGTATACTTTGTAATGCTGTCATAAGTTCTCCTAGACTAGCATTATCAGTTAATTTTTCTGTCATATTTTCACCTCGCTTATATCATATCTATTAAATTATTTGCTATTGTAATGCCTTTAGCCCTCTGCCCATTTACTTCTGTTTCTAAATTATTCTGTTTTTCTGATAATGTATTATAATTTTCAACTAACTCTTTTAATGCTCCCTCTACATTGTCACTTGTAAATAAATTATCTGTATCTTTTATACTTGTTTTCTCTGCTGTTGTTTCTATACTATCTACACTACTTTTTACCTCATTTAATGCACTAACTATATTTGTTTTATCTGTTGTTTCAAGTAGTGTTGTATCCCCTATTTTCCCATTTAACTCTGTTTTAGCAGTTTCTATGTTGCTTTTTAATTCTGTTTTAGTTGTATCTATTTTAGTGTCTAACTTACTGATACTTGCTACGATTTTTTCCTCATCTTTTTTAGTCAGAAATATTGCAGTTGGGTCAACAACTAATGTCACTTTCTCTACATTAGATACTTCTATGATAAATTTCAAGTATAAATCTTTCATAGCTCCATTACCAACTTTTGGCTTGTACGTTTCGGGACTTTTACAAATTGCAATCATATCGCCTTCGTTATCTATAAGAGCCATTTCTCTAACTGTAAATCCACCTATTGAACCAGGTACACATGCTGTTGCAATAATCCAATTAGGATTATTTTCATCCTTGTCAAAAGCATTTATATTACCTTCCCAAACTTTATTTTTTAATGCTGTTTGGTCTTCTGTTGGATTGTAATAGTTTCCTCCTCCATCACCTGCTTGAATCTTATCTAGTACCACTGATTTACCTAACATTCCTGCGTTAGCAATCTTAGCCTTACCTATGTTTGTTAGTATTGTGTAAAATTGTTCATCAGCCATTCGTACCACCTCCTTTTGGATATACTGTTAACGTTTCTGAACTCATGTTATGAGCTAATGCAAACTTAGCTTTAACACTTGCTTTTACTTCTTTACTTGTGTAAGGATATACAGTTATTTCTTCGCTCATAATTGCTGTTTGTGCAAAATAGGTTTTACTTTTCAATAAAGATACTAACTTATAACTTACAGCTAAATGAGAAGGCTTTATAACATTTACTCTCTTATATAAATCTTCTAAATCTCTAGGAAAACCTTGAGTGCTAGTTAGCTCAACACTAAAAGTATATGGGGATATGTTTTCATTTATTTTTATATCCGCACCTGTGTAAGACTGCAATATCATAGACATTCGCTTAGGTGTCATAATATATTTACTCTGAAGCTTAGCAATGACTTTTCTTCTTCTAGTTTCCATATCTTCATCTAAGTTAGTAATCAATCCTACTCTATTTTCCCAAAAGCTCAAACCCCATGTCGCAGTTTGAGGAAATAATTGTAGTTCTATTTCTTTATTTAATAATTCTAAATTATCAAATTCGCTTCCTATAGCTTCATATAAGCTTTGCATTATGATAGATTGTTCATAGATAGGAGATAATGTAAGAAGCATTTCTTTACCTTTTTTAGAAGCTATCATCCAACCACCTCGTTAACTATTTCCCCTATTCCGACCACTTGGTCTTGCAATTTTATATTTTCTTTTACATCATTTATAGTAAGATTAGAAAAGTCTTCTATACCTTCATCTGTCAGCATCATAGAGCCTACTATCGCCTGTATAGCATTGTATGAGACTGTTCCACCTAAATCAATTTTATCTAAATATTTGTCTATCTTAGTTTTTAGATTGTTTAGTACAGTTTCCTCATTAAAGCTATTACTAAATATAAAACTAGCTTTTACATTAATAAGTAGCGTTTCGGGTGTTACAACTGTAACTAATGCACCAATAGGAGCTTTCCCATCTCGATTTTGACCTTCTTCTATATTCAATGGATATATATATTCTTGGACCTTATCTATTAATTCCTGTGTTGCTGCTTTTCTATTTTTATCTAGTATTAATACTTTTACTGTACCTGCTCCATCCCATTCGGGAACTACATAAGCATATCCAACTCCATCAACTTCTTTAGTCCAACGAATATAATCTGAACTAGCTCCACTAAGTTTATCTTCTTGCTCTGCTACGAGAACTCTTTCTCTAAAATGTTCTTCATCTTCTATATCTGTTCCACCTTTGAAACCTTCTTTATTAACAACTGATTTAACACCACTAATAGAACCTAATAAAACAGTTATAGTATTCTTAGATACATTTCCTATAGTTCCTGTAATCCTACATTCTGCTTTAATATCTACTGTTTCATTTTCTTCTATAGTTTTAGTTTCAAGAAGCTCAAACTCTATGCTTTGCTTTTCATCAGTTGCAACAGTAGTTAATATAGTTCCTTTTGTAATTATAGTACCTTGTACACCTGTAAATGTAATCATACCAACCGATTTAGTTGGTTGATTCTTAAATACACCTTTACATTCACCAAGCCACTCTAAGTAAGTTCCATAACTGGTTTGAGGAAATGCTATCTTTAAATTATTTTGTAATCCTAGTTGTTTTAATTCAGCTATCTGCTCTGCTGTAGGTCTTGTTGCATCATAGATAAAGTCACCTTCTAGTGTAGAAACATCTTGAAAGTTACTTAACATTCTTTCGTGTATTGCTTCCTCATCTTCTGTTAAAAATACTGGTATAGGTAACTCTCTTTCCATGTAATAATCACCTACCTTTTTATGTTTCCGTCTATTGTTATATTCTCATCATCTATTGTTAACACATCAAATTCATATTCTACTAATCTGCTATTCTCCAACCAATTAAAACTAAATTCTCCTACTTCTTTTGTGTAAGGATGAACTAAAATAGTTTCTTTTATTAATCTAGTTATTTCAAGCTCTTTTGCACTTTGAGATAAGTTACTAGCTATTAAGTCTTTTATTTCACTTCCATATATATTAGAGTAAGCTGACCTTTTGTGCCTAGGTGTTAATATAGCCTTTTGACACCATTGTTTGTACGCCTGCACCTTATCACATTTTTTTAGTGTTCCATCTGCGTTTTTAACAAATTCACCTTTTTCAAAATCAAATAAAAAAGAACCCTTTAGGTCCAATTCATTTTCATCATTATTTTTTAATTCTACAGTTTCAAAAGTTTCACTTTGAGGAAATAGGTTTGGCATTTACAACCCTCCCAATTACTACAAATTCAGCCCCCATGACAGCTACTAGCACGTTATCACCTATACGTAGTGGCTTCAATTCCTTTGGAGTTTCTATTTTATGTTTATGTCTATATTCTCCACTTGAAACTTCATCTGAAAAAGTAAAATAATCTTCTTTTAATGTTAAATTCTCTAATACTAGATAGTCCTGTATTTCATCTTTATAGCCACTAACCTTAAGTCCATTTGCTGTTATTTCTGCAAGTTCACAACCCATTCCAAAAGTGCCATTTGCTACACTTTTATTCATATTTTCTTTCAATATTCTAGCAATTCCATTAAATCTAGCATCAGTCATTTGTATAAAACTTCCTCCTTATATATTCTAAAGTCCCTATATTGAGCTTCATTTTCGGTCTAGAATCTAGTGTATGAGTGACATCTATAACATAATATTCTTTACTTTTTAAACTTACCTTGTCACCTGCTCTTATTCTATTTATATCTACTGCACAATCTACACTTATTGTTTCCTCTCCACTATTGAACATTGCTTCTGCTGCTTTCTTAGCTTCTTTTGCATTTTTTATCTTTTCATCTTGTTTAATCTTTTGTAGAGTTCCAAACTTATCAGCATCTTTTTTATATGTCCCAATTATAGACGCTTTTGTATTTTCGTCTTTACTCTTACCTAAAACTTTTACACTTGTTACTGCATCATTAAAACTACTTGTAAAGTTAGCATCTTCTAATATACTATCTAATTTATATACATTTGCATTAGTACCAAGCTTGAATAATTTTAATTTATTATCCATCCTTACTCTAAATAAGTCTCCACCTTTTGTTGCTGTTTCTTTTAAGTCCTTTTTTATCATATCTAGTATATTTGTCTTATGTATTACTTTAGCAAGTTTTACAGAAGTGTTCGCTAGATTGTAGTAAGGTATGTTCCATTGTTTACAGTAATATTCAATCCTCTGTGTTGCTGTATTTTCTTTGAACTGATATTGTTCTTCTGATTCTTCCATGTAAACAGTTCTTTCTCTACAAGACAATGTCAGTTTCTTGCTCTTTTCACTCCTCCTAGTTTCCCATATGACCCCATCAAAGATAGCTTCCTCTTTTTTACTCTCATATGCTACATCAATTAGAACTATTTTATCACCTTTTTTAATATTTATCTCTTGTAAAGCTTTAGGCTCTACCAAAGATACATCCATTTTGTATGCAACTCCGTCTATAGCTTCACTTAATGTTATTCCCTCGTTAAAATTTGCAATATCATATTTTCCATTTAGTATTATTTTCATTTAGAAGGTATCACCAACTTTTGTCCTTTTTTAATCACATTTGGATTTTTACCAATGACTTTTTTGTTTTCGGGTATATTGTAAATCTCTGGCCATCTTGAACCTTTGCCTAAAAACTTTTTTGCAATACTCCATAATGTGTCTGTAGATGTAACTGTATATGTTTTTGATGATGATTGAGTGTTAGGTCTATTATCCTTTAAATCTGTTTTAGCATTACTTTTAGTTTCTTTTTTTAATGTCTCTATCTTCAGTTCTCTGTAAGTTCTAAATGTTATCTCAATGTCTCTGTCTTCTTCTCTTCCTGCTATTTGAGTATTGCTAAAACTAGATATTGTAACTAATCCATTGTAGCCAAAACCAGTTATAATAAGTCTTAAAGGTTCGGCTTGGTCTACCCATTTTTCAATCATTGCCACTACTTCAATTGGATTTTTTAACTCGCTGTATCTGCAATAAGAAGCGTCATATTGAAAAGGTAGAAATGTTTTAAATGATATTTCTCTTATCTTCTCTCCTTCTTTTTTAATGTCAAATTCGCCTAAGTTTACTATATCTACAGTTTCAAACCTTTTTTCTTTTTTAATAGATAAACTATCGAATGGATTTACTGGAAAATGAAAATCTATTTTTTCTTTTTCATTTTTTAGGTATATGTCTATTACCAAATTATCACTTCCTTTTTACAATAAAAAAGACATCTATTCCTAATAAATAAACGTCTTTTTCTTATATATCTAATTTTTAAAATCTTTGAAAGAGAAAAACTCCATATTATCTACACTATTAATATTATCTTGAACTTTCAAGAAATCATCTATATTAATTTGATATGTTGTTTGACCACTTGAACCTACAAAATATACTTCTGCTGAGTCTATTCTAAATTCTTTCAACTTGTTAATTAAGTCTTTAGTAAATGCCTTACAACTGCTTTCATTGTCAAAACTTGCATTTTGAACTTGTAAACTAAGTACATAGCTACCATCTGTATCTAATACATCATTTGTGTAATAATTTCCTTTATACTCTGCTGGAATTATAGAATCAACTTTTTTCTTTAATTCTTCACCAGTTAATGTTTGTTTTTTCGTTTCCACGTTTCCTTTATTCTCCTCTGAGGATTTTTTCTCTATTTCCTCTTTTTTCTTAGCTTCCTCTTGTTTTTTCGTTTCTTCTTTAATTTTCTTTTCAACATCTTCTTTATCTTTATTATTAGAAACTTGATTGACTTGAGTAGAATTTTTATCATCTAAATCTCTTGTAAGATAAACAGTCCTAGCACAACTTAATGTTAATAATGCTAAAAAACATCCTAAGATTATTTTGCTTTTATTTTTAGCTTCAATAGCTTTCATTAAAAATTCAATTGAAAAAACAGCTAAAGTGATTGGTAAGAAACATATTGCTATAATACCTATAATAACTTTTAAGAAAGTATTTAGACCTTTAAATTTCTGCCACATAAAATTTCCCCCTCATAAATTTGCATATTTTAACAATATTATATCATTTATGAAGAAGATTTTTTTAACAACAATTCGACATTATCCAATGTCTTGTAATGCTTCTCTTAGTTCATTTTCCACTTGAGACATTATTTCTTGTATCATTTCTTCCTTATTATTGGTATTTTGAATATTTAAAGTTATTCCACCTACATTTATTGTATTCCCATTGCTTGAAATTAAATTCTGTGATTGAGCTTCTTTGTATTCTTTATTATCTGAATCCAAGGTGTTTGTAAAAGGAAATTGTCTAACATTATTTACAATATTAGAATTACCTACTACTTTTTGATAAGGAGTTGAGCTTAAACCTAACATTTTCCCTGTCTGCTCATATAAACCTATAGCTCTGCTTCTTCTATTATTAGAAAGAGGAATAACCATTTCGGCACCTGCTTCTCCACAAATACTTGGTTTACTTGCAACACCACCCTCAGCAAAACGGTCTAGTATATTACTCAGTATTCCGCCACCTTCATTTACGGTTCTCTTAACTGTTGTTTGTGTAGTCTTAACATTAAAAGATGCACTTATTGGTGCTGAAACGGTTGCTCTTACACTGTTCCAGTAACTGATAACTTGACTCGACATAGCACTAACTTGACTTGCTACAGAACTACACATAGCAGAAATAACACTTATTGCTGAACTGCTTAAGCTCGTAAAAGATGTCCTAGCTCCATTGTACATACTACTACATGCTACTCTAACGTTTGTTGCTAACATATTAAAAGAAGTTGTAGCACCATTATAAAGACTCGAACCTGCTTCTCTTCCAACTTGAGCTAATTGACTAAAGCTTTGTTTAGCCCCGTTATACATGTTTGTAGCTCCTTGCTGAACTGTTGCAGTAGCTTGGTTAAATGCTGTATCTATTCCACTTGTAAGATTACTATTATCTATTTGAGGAGTTGCACTATTTACAGCGTTTGTTACTCCGTTTTGTGTTGCTGTAGCAAGTTCATTACTTTTCTGTTGTATAGCTGGCACTCCTGCCTGTACTCCATTTACTACTCCATCTGTTAAATCTGTACCTAATTTTTGTCCTGCTTGTTGCACAGCTGGGTTTCCTTGTGTTAGAGCATCTGCAACTTGCTGATTCGCTTGTTGTGCTGTTTGAGAAACTGAACCTTGTATTTGACTTGAAGCTTGAGCAAATATACTTCTTACAGTTTCTAAAGCTTTTGGTCCTTCTATTCCTAGATTATTCAAATTTTCAAGAACTTTAGAGGCTTGTGTTTCTATTGGAGTACTAAAATCTACATTAGCAAATACTTGCCCCATATCTCCATCCATTTTCCCTAGTGCCTGTTGCATTTGTGGACCTGCTTGGTTAATAGTTCCAAGCATACTATTTATAGCGTTTTTTATTCCTCCGCTATTAAATCCTTCTTTAAAAGAGTTAAATGTATTGCTTAAACCTTGCTTTAGATTTGTTGTATCCAAAGCAGATGATGCTTGTGAGAAAATAGTTCTTAAAGTATCTATAGCTTGTGTTCCTTCTAATCCTAAACTATTTAAATTTTGCAATACTTTAGTTTTCTGTGCATCTATAGAAGAATTAAAGTCTACGCCTTTGAAAATTTCTGATGCTTTACCTCCTAGACCTTTTAAAGTTTCTAAAGCTTGTGGTCCTGTTGCTTTTAAAGAGTTCAACATTCCTGTTACTCCATCTTTCAGCCCACCTACATTTGTTCCTTCTTTAAAAGCATTGAAAGCATCACTCATGCCTTGTTTTAAATTATTTGAAGAATCCGCACTATACTTGCTTATAAAACTTAAAGTCTCTTGTATGCTACTTCTGTATTCTTGCGCACTTAATTTACCTGCTTTGAAAGCATCATCAAGATTTTTGTTGATTTTGTTAACTTTGTCACTAGGTTTCATATCTGCTGTCACACCAGATAAAATTATCGCCATATTATCATTTAATCCTCGTATCATGCTTATTGACTGTTCATCTAATCCTTTTAGGCTATTTGTTAATGCCTTTGCTATTTCTCCTGACTTTCTTTCAGTTACATTTTTAGATTGGTCAAAAGCCACAGAAAAAGCTTTAGTAACACCTTGTAATTCTTTTGAAGTAGATTTTTTTAATAGAGCTGTTGCATTAGAAGTTTCTGAATTTATATCTGATAAAGCTTCTTTTGTATTTGTTTTAATTTCTGCTGTTGTTTTACCAAATAGATTTTTTAATGATGAAGCTTTTTCATCCCAACTCTTATCAGATAACAATATGCCTATTCCTTTTCCAATTCCTCCTAACATTATAAGCAAGTTGCCTAATGTAAGTTTTATGACTCCGCCAACAGCCTCCATTATTGTAGTAACATACTCACCAAAAGAACCAAATCTAGTTTGCAAATCCATCATAGCAGTTTTATTATTAGAAATAGCAACAGTCATTCCTGCAAAGGCTATAACTATAGCTCCTATTGCTACAGGTAGTAACATAGCACTTATACTTGTTGCTCCTAGAGCTGCTTTAAGTATTTTTAGTGACCTTATTGCACTGCCAAAAGCAAATGCTGTCTTTAATAATGTAATCGCTCCGACCACAGACATTATGCCAGGAATTAACACTTGAAATGATGCTTTTATCTTATCGAAATTATTAACAAACTTTTCTACTACTCCAACTATAGCATCACCGATTTGTGGCATTTTCTTAATTAAATCTTCTACAAATCCTCTTGTCATAGGTCCTAGTCTTTGACCTACACTTATTCTTACATCATCAATAGCACTTTTTAAAATTTCAAATTGTCCTGATAAGGTATCTAACTTCATATCAGCAATTCTCTTAGCTTCTCCTTCACTTTCTGCAATAGCTGTAGTTAACTTATTAAAGTCACTTTCACTAGCATTTACTACAGCCGCCCAACCTGCCATTGCAGTACGACCAAATATAGAGGATATTGCAACACCTTTTTCAACATCTTTTAATCCTCCTAATTTCTCTCTAAGACTTCCTATTGTTCCTGCCAAGTCTAAACTTCCATTTTTATTTTTCTTTAATTCTATTCCATATTTTTTAATTGCAGATGCGGCTTCTTCTGGTGGCTTTATTAATCTAACTAGACCTCCTCTTAACGAAGTACCTGCCATGCTTCCCTTGACACTTGCACTCAATTTGTTATGTATAAGCTCTTTATCTTATACTCTCCTAGTTTCCTAAGAGTATCGGACTATATCTTCATCTTCAACTTTACTTGCTAAGATGTTCGGCACTCGTGTTGGTATTATTGTTTGCTATAACTCAACCATTAGTCTCTACACCTTCTAAGCTACTTTTATTAGCTTCACTTAGCTTGGTTCGGAATTAGCATATTTTTTAAACTTAGCTTTTCCCGAGTTCACCGAATATTTTTTACTTAAATTTCTTTAAGCTGACCAATTATTTAGCCATTAGACCTGTCGCAAGAGATAAATCTTTCATAGATACTCCTAATGCTCCACCCATAGAGCCTACGTATTTAAATGTTTCACCCATTAACTCAACACTTGTATTTGAATTAGTTATTGTTGCTGCCATCACATCAACAAATTCAGTTGTGTCATTTGCAGTCATTCCTAATGCAGTTAGTCCATCAGTCACAATGTCACTCGTTAACGCTAAGTCTGTTCCTCCTGCTGCTGCCAAGTTAAGAACGTCAGGAATTGCTTTTATCATTTGCTCGGACTTCCATCCTGCCATACCCATGTAATACATTGCGTCTCCTGCATCTTTAGCTGTAAAACTAGTTTCTCTCCCAAGCTGTCTAGCTTTTGCAGTTAAAGCTTCCATTTCTTTTCCTGTTGCTCCACTTACGGCTTGTGTATTCTTCATACTTTGTTCAAAAGTAGCAAATCCTTTTACAGCAGAACCTACACCAATTCCACCTATTAAAGCTCCTGCGGTAGTAGCCAGTCTAGCGAATTTACTAATAGCTCCACTTACAAAAGAATCTATTTTTCCTGTAAGCCCTCCAAGTGCTGAACTAGCTTCATCTCTAATCTTAACTGCTGCTTCATATCTCTTACTCACAAATTCTTGTAATTTATTTTTAGTTCGAGAAATAGTATTTATAGCTTCATCAGCTTGTGATTTTATTTTTATGATAGTATCAGCTTTTAGATTCTGAATCTTAGCTTTTACTTTATCTATTATAGAACTAGATTCATCTTGTCCTCGTATGATTACAGGAGGTATAGGCTTAGCAACTTCTTTTATCTTATTATTAACTTTGTTAACAGTAGAACTCGCATTATCTGTAGCTTTCAACCTTGCTGTTACTGTCTTTTTAGCTTTATTAACATTATTGCTAGCTCTATTGGCTACTGGACTCGCGTTATCTGTAGCTTTTATTCTAGCTGTAACAGTTTTTTTTGCTTTATTCATATTGTTATTAACTCTATTTACAACACTTGAAGCTTTATCAGTAGCTTTTATAGCAGGATTAACCTTTATCCTATTAAGTGTTTGCATTCTTTTTTCTGTCTGCTTCATGTATTTTTCCATAGCACTTAGTTTGCTTTTTGTTTCTCCGTCGCCTTTTGCACTTATGACAACATCAATATGATACATTTCCTTTTTAGCTATTTCCCTCACCTACCTTTCTGTAGATATTTATTTTTTCATAGCTTTATTCTCTTGCTCTATTTCATTTTGAGTAAATACTTTCATTAAGCGTTGAGACATTAAATTTTTCTTAACATAAATATCTGGGGGAACATGATGCTTAACAAAGATGTTATTTAAAACAGTCAGTCGTCCCCCCATTTTTATTAGTTTTTTATATCATCATCACTTATTTCATCATAAAAACCGGATAATTCTAATATTTGGTCACTTATTTTACTTAATTCTCCAGCTAAGAATTTTCTCTTTATAAATTCTCTAGCATTTGTTACTTTCATAGCATCAAGTAATTTTTGATTAGAAAAATTAGGTTTTACAGTTCCTTTTTCTATTAATGCTAGAGTAAACTCATCATCATTTAATTTTTCTTCTCTTCGCCCTTGGACCTTTACAATTTTAGTGCATTCTTTTCTTATTTTACTAATCTCTTTTTCTGTTAATGCTTTCAAAGTAATTGGTATTCCTAATCTATCTAAAAACACAGTTCTCTGAGGAACTGGTGAATCCTCCAATAGCTTTGCTATTATTTCATCCTCTTTCATCTTCAATCTATCTTCATTTGTTTCTTCTATTTCTTCATCTAAATCATTATCTTCTTCTACTACTTCATTTTCTAACTCTCTTTTATATATCTCTGACATACTATTCCTCCAATATTTTTAATTTTAAAAAGCTACAAACAAAATTAATTGTTCATAGCTTTAAAGTACAACATTATTTTGTTTTAAAGTTCATTTAACAAATCATATCCTCTAAAACTTCCCTCTACTTCTATTTTTACAATTTCACCAGCTTTAGAATTTATAAGAGGCAATTTTTTTAATCTACAATTCTTTAATCTAATACTTTCATATCCTAATGTTTCAGAATTAGATAAATTATATATTATTTCAAAAGACCTAAATCCTAATTTTGCAAATTTTGAATCTGTCTTATATCCATTCAAGGAGAATGAACCTTTAGTAGTACCAACCCTTGATATTTCATTTTGACACCCTAACAGTTTAATACTTTGCTCATCTTGCTCAAAATCAGCTTTTATTTCTTCCATGTATAGCTCTTCTACACCATCAATAAGTATAACTACATCAGAACCATTCAGAAAACTGGCTTCTTCTATATAATCATCATTATACATAATCTATAACCTCCTTTATCCTAAGTATCCAGTACCATATATTTTTTTCATCACATCAACCTTGACAGCATCCCATTTCCAATAAAACTCATCTGCTTTAGCAGTTGCTTGAAGCTCTGTATCTATATCAACATTAAATTCTGATATAATGCCTTGACCCATTAATTCTTCAAAATATTTCTTCAATGCACATATAACAGTTGTTTGGCCTGTTGCATCATTAAATATCTTACCTACAAACTCTTTTCTTTTTAATGAAGTATCTTTATTTATAGTATTAATAAACATGATATTAGAGATATATCCTATAGCTTCGTTTTTATCATCTGTATACTTCTTAAATGTGTTTACATCATCTACTATAATCACGTCTCCATCATCAAAATCAAGTATTAGTGTACCTGACTTCAAACACTCTTTTACTTCACTTTGGCTTAGCCTTGGTTCTACTTCTTCAAATATAGTCTTAGCATTACATATGCTTCCTGTTATACCTTTACTTACAGAAAGAGCAGCAATGTAAACAGCGACTTCACTAGGCGTATATTTTACATTTTCATAGTAGGCTGAGCTTCCAATGTTAACTATATTTTCATCATTGAAACTTTTTGATTTATCATTAATTTGTTTTATATTATCCTCTGTTTTTCCACCAAGAAATAATAATATATCTTTTCCTAACTCCTTATTTTTAGCTACCCAAGCTTTTGTAGTTTCCTGCAATGCTTCATCAGCCACACCATCAAGTGCAAAGCTATCAAAACTATATCTTTCAAATTCTTCTAAAGCTTTTAAATAAGACTCATTAGTAATAGATGTGCAACCATCATTACCACCTTCAAGTGCTACATTTACTAAGTTTGCTAGTGTTGTATCACTATCAGCTACTTTAGTTGCAATTACATATTCATTATCTAAATTTGAGTTTATTTCTAGTACTATTTCATCTATAGTGCCTTTAATACTTGAACTAAATAACTGTTTAGTATTTTCAAAGAATATAAAGTCCTTTTTATCTGAATCTACTAAATTGGATTTTATTGTTATGTTAAAGTTTCTAGAAGTTGGATACTTAGTTTCTAGCTTAATTACATCTTTTGCACTATTCTCTGTAGTATCTTTTAGTGTTAATGTACCTTTCTTTTGATTTCCATCTACAAGCCTATATAATAACAGCTCTTTTACATTCCCTAACAAAGCCAATTTACCTAGCTTGAAAGCTGAATAATTCATATCATCCCCAAATAGATTTTTAAGCTGTCTTAAATCATTTTTTATTGTTACAACCTTGCCAACGTCTCCCCAATTAGCCCTAATAGGCATTGCTAATCTACCCTTTAATCCTGTGTTTGTAGATTTTTCTGCTTGAGTCTTGAACCTGTTATAAAAGCCAGGTATTTCTTTTTTTTCTTTCTCATTCCATGTGCCAGTTGCCATTTTACTTCACCTCTCTTTCTAAAAACTCTTTTATTAATTTTTCAAACTCTGATTTTGTAAGTTCTTCTTTCTTACAATTAAATAAAGCACCTGCAGCTACCATTTTTTCGTAGCCAAGTGCTTCGCTATTTTCTATAAAATCACTTTTTAAATATTTTTCTTCTTGTTTGCTTACATTAGTCTTTTTATTATTTGTTTCAGCCACTCCTTGCACCTCCTATTTTAAATTTCCATTACCATAAATTTTATCCATAGTAGGACCTTCTCTTTTTATCAAACCTATCATTTTAAACACAGCTGTTAATTGTCCAGTTGTAAACATATCTGATTCCCTATCTTCAACCACGCTAACAAGAGTTAAATACATATTCTTATCTTCTCTAAGTCTTACTCTCTTATCTATTATTAAGCTTGTTTCTAATGCTTCAAGAAGATTAACTATTTCATCCTTATTTTTACTTACAACATGACATTTCATAGTTTTAACAATCTCAATTATATGATAATTAATTCTTTTATTTTCAACCTTTGTAGTTCGCCACAAACAACATGGAGCTATAAAGTTTTTCTTCCAATTATCTTTATAACTCTCAATTTCTAATAAATCTTTTGTGTACTTAGATAGAGCTTCTACCCATCTATCATTAGTTATATCCTCTTTATCATCTAAAGCTATTACACTAAATCTTAGACACCTTATTATAGCCTCCCATTCTTCGTCTATAACATCTTGACCAACTGCACCCTCATAAATACAAGTAAATACCTCGTTAGATGTATTATCTGTTATAGTTTTAAAATCTAAAGTTTCTATGACTTCTTTCGTAAGTTCATCTAGTTTATTAAATGTAGTCCTTTTCTCATATAACCAAATATTTATGGTCCTTCTAAAACCTATAACACCGCCCTCGTTGTCAGCATCTTCACCTTGAACAATTACAGCATATGGTTTTATAGTCTTTTTATTAGGTACAGTTGGTTCATAACAATCTTTAAGCTTTGATATGTTCTCAATTAAGGTGTTTCTTATTCCTGCTCTCATATTATTTACTCCAATGTCCTTCGACTAATTTACCTATTTTAGGCATATTCTTGCTAACTATAGATTCTAAAGAATGAGTTCCTTTAGTGCCAGGATGCTGGACCTTCATAACAGGATGTGAAGCTCCATTCCAAAATAAAGCTTTAGCATTCTTTGGTTTTATAATATGAGGTGCTGAACCTTCCTCTAAAACAGTTCCATAGTCAACTCCATGTCCTAACCTAACAATGTATTGATTTCCTCCACCTAGACTAGCTCCTGTTATACCTTGCCTTGCATTTCCTGTCCTATCAGTCCACTTTGCACTATTCTTAGCTTCTCCTTCTAACATAAAAGCTATATTCATACACAAAAGTGGCATTGTAGCCTTTTTCCTATCAATTTCATTTATAGCTTTAGTAAACACACTCATTAAATCACCTCTAATCTAACTTTTCAAGACCACATACATATCCACAAACTTGTTCTTCAACTACAATAGGATTTACATAGTTTAGTTTCATAGTGCCTTCGATACACTTAAAAGTTATCTCATTTTCTGCATTCAATCTTAAATCAGCTTCTTTATCTGCAACCATACCAAAGTTTTTATTTTTATAAGCTGTACCAATAGTTTCACTATTTATTACTGTGTCATTAGTTTTTTCGGGATATATAACTACTGTTAGTTCTTTTACTTCATTTGTAACCTCAATAGCTCCATCCACTATTTGTTTAATTTCCTGCTCTATAGTTATTATTTGAGGATTTAAAGCTATTCCTCGATTAATAGTCTTTATTATCTTATCAGCTCTTAATTTTCTCATTGACCATCAACTCTTGTCATAGAAGTTTTATATCCTGTGTTAGTTGTTTCATTTGATTTCTCTTCTAAATAGTCAGTTTTATATATATCTGCTAATGACAACCAATACGAACTATTACTACTTTTAGTTTCAATAGGACCTATTTTAATACAGTCATCTGTAGCACCTTTCAACAAACAGCCTCTCCATGAAGCTTTTAAAACATTATTCTCATTAGATTCTAATAACATCACAAGTTGTTCGTCTGTAAAATAAGGATACTCTTCTTCTTGCAAATTAAGTTTTAATTTATCTAGATTGGTAATAGACATATCTACTCACCATCTTTATTAAGAAACTCATTATTATTCTTTTCTTCAACTTCTCCTAAAACTTCTATATATCCATTTTCTACCATAAGTTCTTGGTCAGCTTTTCTAATCTCAAATATATCATCTATTTTGTAGCAGTCATTATCATATTTTAAGTAAACTAAAGCTTTTACTTGCATTAAATTCTCTTTCTTTTTAGCCATAATTATCACCCCTTAATTATGCTACTGTAGCGAAGAAACATTCATCAGCACGTTCAAAGCTTGGCATACCTAGTTGTGATACCTTAGTTTGAACTGTTACTGGGTCAATTAATCTCATTGTTGTTATGGCAATACCAGTTCTAACAACAGAACAATCTAATTTAGAACCATATACTTTGTCAGCTTCTTCTGGTGTTGTACCATAATAAGTTTTTCCTAAATCTCCATCTGGAATAAAAGTTATTTTGTTATCAGGGAAATAAGATTCCTCACTTTCATCTTCTAATTTATATGTTCCACTTACTATAGCAACAGATAAACCAACTTTATTTTTAAGATAATTTTTAATCATTTCATCAGTTAAAATAACTCTACCATCTCTATCTATATCTAATTTAATAGCTTTATTTTTAGCAAAATATCCAAAGGTTTTACTTGTCATTACCATTCTCTTAGGTAACGGATTCCCTTCATCTCTCATTATTCTCATCCATCTTTGAATATCTCCTATAATATCTGCATCTGGATTATCCCATGTTGCACTTCCAGTTAACACTTCTTTATGATTGCTTGGAACTTCAAAGTCAAATACTAAATCTCCATCTTCTGATACGATATTTATTACTCCATCAGCTAGCGCCTGCATTCTCATTCTTTCCATTTGCATATCGCCACCATCTACAAGAGCTAAATAATTATCATATATTTGTGAAATTATCATTAGTAACAGTTCTTTATTTTGAGCTTGTGAAGCTAAAAGCAATTGTTGTCTGTCTTCCTCATTTACAAGAACACTCTCTTTAAAAAATGGCATTCTCTTTGATTTAACTTCTATTTGAGCTTTTAATGCTCTTATTTTTACAGCAACATCAAAAGTACTTTGTTTTAACACTACTGGTTTTTTCTTCGCTCCCTTAATATATTTTAGGTCCATACCTATTTGCTTTTTTCTTGGAAATAAAGCTTCGCCTATTAACATTTCTAGTGGTAATTTTTTTATATATTTAGCTATCTCCTTAGAATCTATAAAGTCTTTCCAATCCATTTTAATTCCTCCTAATATTTATTTTATAAAAACATAATCATTTTCATTGCTTGTTTTGCTTCTTCTGGTATAGCTGTTGGCAAGGTCTTTTCATCTATAAATCCAAATATAAATACTGGAATACTTTCATTCCCATTTGAATAAGTAAAATCTATATCTCTATATACTAAACCAAAAGCCTTATCATTTGTAACAGTTGTACCATCTACCAATTTCCCATCTTTTGATATTAATGTACCTGCTTTTAAAATTCTCTTTTCATCTACTATAGCTACATCGGTTTTTTTCACTTTAATATTTACATTTTGAAATAAATTTCCTGCAAATTTTAATATGGTTTTATTTTCCCCCATGTAAATCTCAGATTTTTCTATACTCATATATTTTCCTCCTATTCTTCTCCAAAGAATTTCTTTTGAGCTTCTATATTTTCACTTTTTACTTTAGAGTTAGCTAACAACTCACCTATACTACTTATTTCGCTATCATTATCAAGTAATGATGTTGTTCCACCTTCTAGTCCTCCAGTTCCTCCAATTTCATCATCTCCTTTGTTTTTTTCATTATTGAATAAATAAGAATCGCTTTGTTGATAAGCTTTTATTTGTTCATCTAATCCAATAAATTTACCATCTACAAAACTAATATTATCCTTATTTATTAAAGCAGCCAAAGCTTTTGAGTTTCTAGGATTATAACTTTCAATAACTCTTTCAAAAGCTGTATTAAACTTTAAAACCTCAATTTCTTTTTCTGCATTTTCTCTAATTTCTTTATTTGCATTTTTAAGACTTTCAATTTCATCTGATAACTCTTTATTATCTTTAACTTTGCCTTGTAAATCATTTAATTGCTTGTCTCTATCTCCTATTTGCTTTTTATACTCTTTAATCTCTTTATTTGCATTTTCTAGCTCTGTCTTTTCAACGAATCTAGGACTTTTAATATTATCTAAAAGAAGCTTATTTTCTTTATCTTTAGATAATTTTTCATAAACTTTTTGTCCTTCTTCATCTCCAAGTAACTTTTTAAAATACTCTAACATTTAATTTCCTCCTAAAATTAAGCATAACAAAAGCACTCATTAATATTTAATTAATAAGTGCTCACTTTATTTTTGTATCAATTCTTTTAACTTTTCTTTGTACTCAGCATAACTGTTGTATTCATCATAGTTGAACCCAGGTGCGTTCTTACCATACTTCTCTTTATATAATCGTCTCAACTCTAACAGCTTTTTATCTTTTCTCATTTCTTCAAGCAATCTAAATCCCTCCTAGCAATTCATTAAATATTTTATCTAAACTATTTAAATGTTCTTTAATAAAACTATTTATTTCTTTATTATTTTGATACTTTAGTGTAAATAAATTAGCAAATATTTCTTTCTCTTTATTTCTGTTTTTACTCCAGTAATTTTCGCTATGAGTTGCTAATAAATCATCAAATTCATTATTGGATAATGCTCCCAATATATCACTAATAAATTCATTGTTATACAAATCATTAGAGTTACCATATATACTCTGTAGTTTTTCAATATTTTTTAAAACATACATAGAACTACTTTCAACAGCTTGTTGGAACTTAATATTATTATAGCTCTTAATTTCTTTTATATCAATTCTATGTGCAAACTCATGAAGTAAAGCAGCTTCTTTATTATAAGATTTAAATTCTCTGATGTTTGGATTAATACCAATTAAATCAACCTTAGTATAATATATAAAAGGCATCTTTTGACCATTATCAATTATTATTTTATTTGTATTTACATACTTATTTATATATTTTTGAATCTGTTTAGGTGCTTTCTTTGACTTATTCTTAATTGAATTAGTAAGGTTCTTTTTAATTCTATCATCTTTACTATTTGTAGTTATTTTATTCTTTTTATTTATTTGTTTCTTAATGACTGGAATACTATTATTTTGATGTATTATTCCATCAAACCAACTATCAAGAATATCATTATCTCCACCAGTTACCCAATCGTTCATCATTTTAGAAGCTTCATTGATTGGCACTATAACTTGAGTGGGATAACAAAGACAATTAGGGTGTGGAATAGGATACTTTTCTGGTGGGAAAACTCCTTCACCTAATCCATATCTATTTTGTTCTGCATATTCATCGCATTCATCCTCGCCCCTCCATTTTACTTGTCTAATATAATGTTGAGAACTTAGGTTCCATTGTAGACCAATACACATGGGGTTATTTATTGCATTTTGGACACTTGTTTCTACAAAAGCATGTGTTATAGAAGTTCTAGCAAGTCTTTGAGCTTGATAAGATATACTTTTATTCATTCCAACTTCTAACGTTTTAGCTTCTGTCTTTTTAACTGGATTAACATAATTATCTAAACTCTTTGCTAAAGTCTTTGCATTAGCACCTCTTGCAACATTAGCTTTTATTAATCTATCAATATCTTTTCTATTTTTATTACTATAGCCCCAAATCCTACTATCTAATGACCTTTTATCTTTATAAAAGTTACTTGCAACTAGTTTTTCCACCACACTAGTAGTTGTCTTTATACACATAGCATCACATGCAAACTTTATAGATTCGTTTGGAACTATTGATTGATAGTAATACATTTGTAATTCTTTAGCTATATTAGAAGCTTCTATTACGCTTTTTTCTGTAATAGGTACTAATCTTTGATTTAACTCGTTAATGTACTTCTCGATTGATTTATTTAGCTTTTTTAAGTATTTAGTACTTAGATTTAACTCTTTATTTTTAGCAATATCACTTAAAATAGTTTTACTAGCATCCTTGTAGACATTTAATATCTCTAATTGTACTTTTTTATCTAATAATAAAAGTTTTTTTCTAGCTTCAAGAACTTTCTTTGTATAAGCATTGTCCTTCATAACAACACCTCATTACTCATCGCTATTATTAGATTTACTATTTAATTCTTCGTCAATATCATCAACTTCTATATCTGCATCTTTTCTGAATTGGTCTTGTTCTACTGATTGTATCTTTTCATTATCTTCTAGCACTTCATTAAATGCTTCCTCATAATCTTCATCATCTCCAAATTCTTTTATATAATTTCTATGACTTCTAACATTATTATTAACTTCTTCAAGTGCCAATCTTTTTGAATCTTCTTCATCTTCTGGAATTGGATAATTTTTATTTAATACAATAGAAAACATTAAATCATCCCAATCATGATTCCAATCATCATAACAATTAAATTTACTACAAGCTTCAACTATTAATCTTAACATGCTTCTTATTGCAGGTTCCCAATCATTCCACTTTTCTGAACATCTTGCAATAAGCTCTGTATATAAATATTTCAAAGCTTTAGCACTAGGTATATTCTGTAATTGTTCAGGTCTAGGTATCGCTAATTTTTCATACATACTATCTTCAAGTCTTTTAAAAAAAGAGTTTACAGGGTCTGCATTTGAAAAACTACTCTCAACCCTATACGCTTGTGCTTGTTTTCCTTTTTCTGAACCTTCTTCAAGTGTTTTTAATGCCATTAAAGCATTAGGAGCAATCTTACAAGCATTAACTGTTTCTTCTGTCGCATCTACTACAACAGTTTGCCCAAACATCAGAAATTTTAAAGAGTCATTGAAATCTGATAATCTTTTATTATAGGTATCTTGTAATGGCTTTAAATCCTCAATATCGCTAATGCCTGTGATATTTGTAATACTTTGTTCATTAACAATTACCCAACATGGTATTTTAGAAAGCTTGGTATCACTTTCTTTTACTTCAATAGGTTTAGATAAGTTATCACCTTTGAACTTTTCTATCTTTATAAAGCAGCTTTCTTGATTACTGACATTACTTTTTTTCATATAGTAAGTATATCTATACCATATTTGTTTTGCCGTTACTTCTTTTATAGTTGATGAATCAAATCTAACAAATACAACTGACTTTAATTTTGTAATATCATTACTATCAACTTGATATTTGAAATCATTTATAGAATGATAAAAGAGTCTTATAGGTTGATTTGGTTCAGCTTCTAACCTTAATAAGACTCTTTTTGTTATAGTTGCTATCTTAAAAGCTTTTAGTGTGTTGCTCCAAAACTTGCTGGCATTTAATATTGAATCAATATACTGCCTTAATTCCTCACATGCTTCTTTATGTTCTTTTTCATATGCTTTAAGTATTATAGTTGGCTCTTTTCCAAACATAAAACGAGCTTGTTTATTTATAAGTGGTTTTACCTTATTATCTACAATTTGAGAAGGCGTATAGTCTAGGTTATCAAAAGTAATCCAACTTTGACCTAAAAAATCATCATCTAACAATCCCATAGTTTTATTTCTACATTCACCCAAATAAAATAAGAAATCTCTTTCTGCATGCTTTCTATCTCGTAACTCTTTTTCATCTAAATTGAGTAAGATATTTTTTATATTCACTAAAATACAGTCCCTCCTTTCTTATTATATTGATTTTGTATATTATTTTTCTTCAATCCTAAGCCTTTATTATAGATTTCATCATCATAATTAGGTTCTTTTCCTCCAAATAATATTGTATGAACAAAATATCTAATTGCATCCATGGCATGGTCCATTACTTTAACTGGTTTATCTTCTCCATATTCTAAAGCTTTTTCATCCCAAACATAAGAAAAGAACTCCTTAAATATATTAGAGCAACAATCATTAAATTTAATCATTTCTCTATTTAAAGCAGTTCCGACATTTCTTATTCCATTTAGTACATCATTATTACCCTTTTTAACTCTATACTTTCCTTTATCTCTTATCAAAGTTATAAAAGAAGCTGCACTTGGGTCTATTATTATAGCTTTAGGATGTATATTCCCTAAAAAATTTACTAGCTCAGTATAATATTTATTATCTGAATTTTGTTTTCCTTCTTTTCTTCCGTCGTAATAGTATTCTTTGACTGCATACCAAACATCTTTACATTTGCCCCATAATATAAATACTGTAGCGTTTTGAGTACCATAATCACATGATACATAATGCTCTGTGTATTCTCTAAGTTTAGTTAGTACCTTATGTATCTTCTCATTAAACATATCATAGATAACACCTTCGGCTTGACACCAAAGACCTAAAATATATCTCTTATAAAAGACACCTGTAAACATTCTTTTAAACTTATTTTTAACTTTCTCAGATAAAGATAAATTATCATCCATTGTGAAATGTAAATAACAGATTAATTTTTCTTTTACTTTGTCTATAAATTCAGTTTTAATAAAATGATATGGACCTGCAGGGTTGCAGTTCATAAATATTTTAGAGCCATCAACAGAGCAACGACCAATCATTTGGTCAACAAAGTTTTTAGGAAATAAAGCTACTTCATCAGCTAAAGCCCCTGCTGCTGTCAAACCTTGTAATTTATCTTGGGAAGCTTCATTGTTAGCATCATACATATAATATGTATTACTACCAATTACTAAAAAATTTTCTGAACGATTGTACTCAAATCGCCAACCCCAAGCATTTAGTATCTGTTTCATAGGTTCAATAACATTTTTCTTTAGTGAACCAATAGTCTTTCCTGCAATTATGAAGTTTTCTACTTCAAAATTAGTTTGTGTAAACATTAAGAAGCTACAAATCATAGCTATAGTTTTACCACTTCTTATTGCTCCATCAGCAATGATAATGTCATAGTCCTTATATTTAGAACCTTCTCTCCACCAGTTGAGAAGTTTTAATTGTTTCTTTGAAAAAGGTTTAAATTCAAATCTCTTTTCTTGTCTTTTTTGTTTTCTTCTAAGTAGAGCCATTTTTGCACTCTCCTTCTTCTTCTTCAAATAAAGCTTTTATATCTTCTTTACTCATGGTAGTAGCTTCTAAGAAGCTTTGTATAGCTTCTGAATTATCGTCTTTATCATCACCAAACAACTTAATTTTCTCAAGCTCTACTTTAGTTCTCATTGTATCTATTCTTGTCTTCTGCTCCTCTGTAGCCAAATTCCAATCCTTATGAATCATTTCATCATACTGTTTAATTAAACTTCTAAGTTCACTCATAGCTCTACTCTGTGCATTAAGAAAAGATGCTTGCCTATCCCATGCAAATTGAAATTCATATTCTGTCTTCTCACCATTTTCTGTACTTTCATGTTTCTTGATTTCCTTAATCATTTCTTCCTTGTCTTTAACGTACATTATCTTTTGAGCTCTTATTATTGCTGCATATTGAATTGTTATCTGTTCCCAAAGAATATCAAATTTATCTTTATCCTTTATCTCATTAATTAAGTCTTGGGTTTCTTCAGGTAAGTATTTTGAGAAGAAACCAAATTTTTCAGCATTTTTATTACCTGGTGGACCAGTAGCGTTTTTATTACCTATGGGTGCACCTCTCTTTTTGGTTGCAACTTTTTTTGATTGGTTGCAACCTTTTTGTTTCCAGTATCTAGTTGCCCATGATTTTACAGTCGATAAACTTACATTATACTTTTCAGCTATTTCCTTGTACTTAAGCCCTTTTAAGTAATCTTCATGAGCTAAATCTGCCTTTTCATTCATACCACCACCTCGTTTGTTTGTCGTTTTGGGAACAAAAAAAGAACTCTGGTTAGAGTTCTTAATCTTTTAGAATTTACCATTAAACGCTTCATTTGCATTTTTATAAAATAACTTATATATTTCAGCAATTTTTTCTGGAGTTAAAGAAGCATTTTCCATATATGCTATTGTAAGCTCTGTAGCTACATCTGCAATTGTTCTTTGACAAGAAACACATATTTTTCCATCAGACATAATAGTCACCTCCTTATAAAGTATATAATTCAACTTCAAAGGTCAATATCCTTCAAAAACTATTCGACAACTACAAAATAATTCTAAATAATACACTTATTTAATTTATTATATAAAAAAAGACCATCCATCAAGACAGTCATTTAAATCATTTCTATTAACTCTTTAATCTTTTTATATACCTCTTTATAATTCATATCTTTATCTATTAGCTTAGGTAATTTCATAGATATAATTCTTTCGAGTGCTTGTATATCAAACAATTCACTTTGATTTAATTCATCCCTTTTCACACCTTTTGGTATACCTAATTTTTTTCTTACAAGTTCAGTAAAATGTTTATAATACATCTGAGGTTTATTACTTCCTTGACTAGTAGCATAATAAACAAACTCTTGTATTTCATCTGTAAAATCTTTTCTTACCTTTTTACCCTCTGCTCTTATATCCAGCCATTCTTGGTCTTTTTCTGTAGCAATGTAATAACCATGTATTCTAATTTGTTTAAGTGTTTGTGTAACCCATTTTGTAAATAACTTTGCTTCTGGTTTATTACTTCTAAATGACATATTGTACACAGCTTCTTCTGTAACAAAAGTAGTACCGAAGTTAGGTAATTTATCTTTAAAGTTTCTAGTGTAGGAATCTCCGACAGTAGACTCATTAAATTTCTTTTTATATTCTCTATCTATATTTCTTAATGTATCACGAATATTTACTATGCCTAGTTCCTCTCCTACGTCATTTGCATTAAACCAAACTTCTTCTCCATTTTTGGACCACATTACTTTTACATTTTTATCTTGTAAAATTTTCAACATACTACTACCTCCTAAATTAGTTATTAATAAAGGGTGCTCAACTTGAACACCCTTATTTTCTGTTATCAGAGTTACTGATATCTAAAACTTATTAAATTTTTGTATAAAAAAGACCTAGAAATTAATCTAAGCCTTTTTAATGGGGGATACATATTATTAAGGGAGCAAGTTCTAGGAATCGAACCTAGATTAAACCACTACCTGCATGGTGAGTGAGGTTACCAAGCCCCACCCGATTTTTTAGATTTCTGAATTAAGATACAAAACTGTATGAGATTTTAATCTTAATTCAAATACTTAATATAGTGTATCAATAGATTTTGAACATAGTTAGAATTGAACTAACAGCGTCCTCACGCCCTGCCTAGTCTGTTCATATTGCTAGATTAGCCCTTTAAACTAACCTAGCAATTATTTAGTTTTGAGAGGGAAATCTTTATTTCCACAATACTATTATCTCATGCTTTTTTAATCAAAAAGGGGAGAAAGTAGGGAATAAAGTGGGAATTTCTGGGGAAAAACTGGGGAATTTTCTAATTTTTAAATAATGGTAGTTCATTTTCCTTAATTCTTGGATAAAGCATATCCATAATTTTATACACTAATCTTTCCCTCACACATCTACATGTTTTTCTATCTGAGTTCATCTCTAAGGATATATAAACCATACTATTTTTCATTCTGCTATTATAAAACAGTTTAAAAAAATGTTCTTCTCTTATATCTAAGCATGTAAGTGCATTTTCTATTTTCTTCTTTTCAATTTCCTTATCTTTTTTCAGTTTTTTCAATCTAGTAATATCTCTTTCTTTTTTTATAATCTCATTCTCCACACTTGAATTAAAAGCATATGTTGGACTTACTTTTTCATCATATCCAACAGCCTTACACCCAAATATCTCATTTTCTCTACTTTCTATATCTAATTCAAGATTTTTAATTTCTGCACTTAAAAATTTATAATGATGTAGTCTACCTTCTACTTTTTTAAATAGTTCTTTTTTATTGATATTATTATCCATACTTCCACACTCCTGTTTATGTTATAATAATCTTGGATAAAAGCTTTATATTTTTGACAAGTGGAGTGTGAAAGCACTCCTTTTTTCTTTTAACTTACTATTGATAGTTGACTATTCAAAAGTCTTATTTCTTCTTCAAACACTATAGGTAACTTATAACTATTTACAATCTCTAATACTTTATCTAATTGACAACGCTTTATAGCCTTATAACTATCTACTCCAAATTCTCGTTTAATCTGATGGTATATATCACTATAAACTTTACCTCTTAAAGATTTATTTTTATAAGCCTTACTTCCATGTCCACCAAGTGATTTTGTTGCTACTCTCTTAACCTCTTTAACAATACACTCACACTCGATATTGAATAATGGTGCATCATCCATAAAGTTCTCTAACTTCTCATTAACATTCTCTATTTTAGTTTCTAAGACTTCTTGTTTCTTATCTAGCATAAATATAGCTTGTAACTCCTTTGATGCACTTAAAAGAGGATTATTTAGTTCTTTTCTCATAGAGAAATATCCATCAACTAACTTCTCATATAATTCCCAAGCTATATCATCTTCTAATATTTTTAATAATTTTGCATAACCTCTTTCAGATAATATATAAATCCCAGATAATAACCCTTTGTTTTTTAACCCTCTATAAGAATTAATTGATTGTTGAGTAAATCCTAATTCTTTTATTTTGGTATCGTCCAAACCGACACCTAACAAATCTAATATATCTTTTCCATCTTTAAATCTTTTTCTATTCTTATTTATAAGCTCATTAATCTGTCTAGATTCTCTATTATGTATCTCGGCTATATCTTTTACTAGCATTGCTTTCTTATGTTCTCCAAATCCACCCTCAATGTTATGAAATTTCATTCCCTCGATTTCTAAAGTTCCAAGTACTGTTATTTCTTTATTTATATTTTCATTCATAATTTATCTCTCCTTTGTCGTTTGATATATTCTTTATTTAGCTTTTTCACATTTTTATGAAAAACTAAGGACATAATTTAACGGACGGATTTTTCCGTTGGTTAGATAACATCTTCTAATATAACCTCAACCCTGGGATTATCACTATAATATTTACTAGCTACAACCTCAACAATCTGTGTATCATCCTTATAAGCTATCTCATTGAGTGAATCAGCTATAATCTTTACCACATTGTCAATATCGGGTTTCTTACTAGGTCTTAACACATTATTTCTTTTCTGCTCTTTAACCTTTTTACTGTTACTTTTAGCTATAGAATAATAACATCTTAAAGTCATTTTTATATAACCTGTAAAATAATACTTAACTTTAGATTGATATAACCATCTTATTAGTTCCTCATAATCTCTAGTCTTATTAGGTGTATAGGTCCTTTTAGTTATAGAGTTCATTCTCGGTCTTTCTTTGCCAACTGGCTCTCCATCTATTACAAAATTAACTTTCATTTGCTACCTCATTTAGTTCTATTTCTTCCGTATCTGTAACAACAAACCAAAATGATTTATATCCAAATTCGTCTATCCATTTAGAAAATACTTCATTCAATCTATTATCAAGTAGTTTTATATCTTCCTCTTTTATATATGTTATCCAACCTTCTCCACACTCTCCATATTCGTCATCAATTCTATCTTGAACACGCTCTAATATTTCTTCTGCATCTATTTCAGGAATATCAACTTCTTCTTTTTTTCCAACATAAACTATTTTTTGAAATTCTCCAGTCATTTTAAGTTCTTTCTTAGCTGCTTCAATAGCTTCCTCTTTACTTTCGTATTCATCACTTGCAAAATATTCATCATCCCAGCTATATAACCAAATATCTTTTTGCATATTAATACCTCCACTATTTCTTTTTCTTTTTAGCCTTCTTCCTACATTCCTTACAACAATAAATATTCTTAGATTTTTCATCAAGATAAAATAATTTCCCACACCAACTGCATCTTCTTCGTTTCATAAGCTCACTTCCTATTTAGCGTAAATCTTCTAGCTCTAAGTGAGAGTTTATTTTTGTTAGTTCTTCTTCTAGAACTTCCAAACACTTATTTTTATTTTTTAAAATACTATTTGTAGAACGGCATTTTACTGTAATACCAGTTGGAATATGAGTAACTTCAACAGAATAATCTTTACTTTTCACCATTTTCAAATCTTTAGAATGTATAGTATATCCGTTTTCTAATTTATATAGCTCATTTTTACCTTCAAGATAGCTTTCGCATTCTTTGAAGTTATTAATTTCAATTCTTTCAAGCATACACATATCTTCAAAGTAGTTTTTACAATTATAATTTTCACAATATATATTAGCCATTTAACACACTCCTTTTGTAAGTCAAAGTAAGTCTATAACATTCTAGTTTCATTCATAAACTTACCTTGACTATTTATACTCCAACCAATTTTTATTATTTAATATTTAGGAAATTCTCCATAAGTCGTAGCAAGACATTCAATTCTCCACTCTGGTATAACCCAAGTTGTATTGTTATCACCTACATATGCTTTTACTTTATAAAGCGGGGTATTTCTTTTTCTAAATTTCGTACTATAACATTTTTCTAAAATTTCACAACCAACCATTCTGTTATAGTAACAGTTTATTTGATGATATATAATCTTTTCCCCTACAGAATATTTATATTTTAGATTATTTATAGATTTTTTATATATGCGATTTTTCACATAATTTGCTAATATACAAATAATTATTAGCAGTATAGTCAATAAAAAAATCTTCATAAGTTATTCCTCCTAACTAGTTTAAATTTACATCCTCTTATTATTTACTTCTCCTTCTCTAGCCAATAGTCACATGAGTACCTACTTTTCCTCATAAAAAGTTACATTCTTAATAATTATATCTATAGACCCATTTTGATTTTGTCTTACTGTATATTTTATTGGGTCCTCAAAATCAGTTAAGTTACCTTTTATTTCAAAGCCATTGTCAGTTTTTATATTTCTCTTTTTAAGCTTTTTATCAACCCATTTTTTATCTATACTAAATCCTTCATCAAGACCTTTTTCTTCCATATGTTCTTTAAAACTATCTTTTAACTTATCATCTTTAATTGTTTTATCAACAAAATCATTTATATCAATTTCATGCTTTTCTCTCAAAGTATAATTTAATATACTTCTTACATCCTCTGCTTGTTTTATATCATTACTAAGAGCATTAGTTATCCAATTCTCAGCTGTATTTTTGAACTTCTTAGTCTTATACTTATCATCTTTCACTTTAGTAGCATTTAGAAACTCTGTAACAAACTTAGAATTAGCTTCTTCCTTTTCTGCATCCTTATCCAATACTTTTAGATGATATTCGTCATTCATTCCACTTAATCCAACTATGACGGCAATTTTGACTGTCTTAGTCTCTTGTATATTAATTTCATTCTTAGACATCTGTATATTAAATTTATCATCTTTAAACTCGATTGAATGAGTATATGACTTGTTGTAATCAAGCTTTAATATAGCAACTTTCTTTTCATCTTTTTGAGAGTATAAACAAATTGCTAAGTCGCAAGATTCTAATGTAGCATTCAATTTCATAACATCAAATAAATAAGCTGCAATCTCTTTAGAGTTATTTAAAAATGAACTTTCATCATAAATAATTTGTTCACAACACTTCTTAATTAGATTGTTACTATAGTCATTAAATACTGCTGTTCTGATATCATTATCTCTTGATACTTTGTTTATTTTCTTTTGAAAAAATAGGTCCATGTCTTGACTAACTCTACCTTCAAAATCATTTAGTATTGGTGTATCGCTATTCTTATCTAAAACATGTATTATAAATTTGTGTATTATCATATTTCAATTCCTCCATCACAATAATATTCAGCCATTTTTTGACTTCTAGTATCTTTTATAACTTCTTCAACTTTATCTATTGTTATAAATAATATCTTGTCATCTTTAGCTAATAATTCTGCTTTTTGTTTTAACATTTCTTTACTACCATATGTGTAATGTATTCTTCTATTTTCTAACAACAATCCCATTTGCCATCTGAGTATATACTTTGACATTTATTCACCCCTTATTTTCATTTGAGAGTTACAAAACACTTCAAAAATATTCATACTAAAAGACATTTTGCAACTTTTAGCCCATTCTTTTTGCTATTTCATATACAACATTTGCAGTAACAGCATTTCCTGCTTGCTTGTACAGTTGACTATCTGAGCATACACTTGCTGCTCTTTCGTAATATTTATCCGGAAATCCTTGCAACCTAAAGCATTCCTTTGGTGTTAACCTTCTTATATCTCCATTTTTCAAAATTCCATGTTTATCTTGAGCTGTCAATGTGAACATTGGTTCTCCGCTTTCTTTAATTCTACGACCATTTTGTCTTTTATTTACCCTATCGGGCGTTAAAACTGCATTAACTAAAACTCCACTATTATCACAATTTCTATTTGTCACACCTGCATTATATTTTGCTTTAAGGCATCTAGCATTTATTGTTACTTTAGAGTTTTTATTTAAGTCTATAAAGTATAGACCTGTTTTAGCACCTCCACCTCCTGCCTGACTTCTAATACATCTAGCAACTCCAACTGCATCATAAATTCTATTTGTACTATGAGTTGGATTATTTAGTTGCTCAAGATTTTTTCCACTTTTTCTTTCGATAGGAAATACTTTTCGTGTACTTCGTCCTCTAAAATGTCCAACAATGAATATTCGTTCTCTATTTTGGGGTACTCCGAAGTTTTTAGAATTAAGAACTTGCCACTCTGCATCATAGCCGATTTCATCCAGTTCAACGAGAACTTTGAGGAAATCAAATCCTCCATTAACACTAAGTAGATTTTTAACGTTTTCAATAAGTAAATACTTGGGTCTATCTTCTTCTTTGAGTTCTCTAATAAGTTTTGTAACTGTAAAAAATAAACTTGAACGTTCTCCTCTGAATCCAAATTGTTTCCCTGCAACAGAAATGTCTTGACATGGGAATCCAAAACACCAGACATCTGCTCTTGGGATATTTTCTGTTCTAATTTCTCTAATATCTCTTTCAAACCATTCATCCTCCTTCGGTTTGTGCATGGCATTATAACTTAAATTTGCGAATTTATCATATTCGCAATGTCCCAAACATTTATGTCCTGCTTTTTCCATCCCTAGCCTAAAGCCACCTATCCCTGCGAATAAATCTAAAAATGTAAGCAATACAACGCCTCCTTTATTTCATTTTTGAGAGTCACAAAACACTTCAACAATAATTTATATTAAAAGACATTTTGCAACTCTCTAAACTGTTTTAATTAGATATTTTCACTTATATTTCTTCTAACATTTCCTCGAGTTTATTTTTTAATAAATCATATTTTTCTTTAGTTTCTAAATCTAATATTCTAACTCTTCCTCGCTCTGCTATAATAGCTATATTTGAACTTTCACATATCATCTGTATATAATTTACAGAAGCATTTATCATTTCTAATCTATCATCCATTCTTATACACCTCTTTTATTGTCGCAATTTTCACACTCTTTTAGATTCAATCTATACTCATAAACCCTACCAACAACAAAACTAATTCCTATCAGTAGCACACTAGCCAAGATGTTCATTATATCTCATCCTTTCTATCATCAATCAATATACTAAATCCACAAGAACATTATCTATAATATGTGTGTTCTTCAACTATTAATTTACCTTCATTGTTTCCTATCTTGTCATTACCACAGTTGGGGCAATAACAATACTTTTCTCCAAGTTTTATAATATCTTTTAATTTCATTTTTCTAACATCCCCTCATACTCATATTTACTCAATATTTTTATAGCTATATCAATAGCTTTATTGACAGAACACTTTTTCTTATTTAATATCTTTTCAGCTAACTTAATTACTTGTTCCACATTTGCTAATACCATCTGACACCTCTTGAATATATTCTGCTTTCCAACCATCCTCAGTTGATTTATTTTCCCTAGCTAAATAGCTGGCATGACTGCAACTAACTTTTATATATTTACTTGCTTCTTTAGCACTCTTAAGAATCTTGACCTCTCCGGTATTTATATTGAAAACTTTTATAGACTTTCCTGGTCCACCACGATTTGTAATTTTTATTTCTGAATCTTCATCTTTTATTTTTTTCTCAATTTCATTTTTTATTTTTTCATTTCTCTTTCTTATTGCTCTTAAATTAAGTTCAAACATATCTTCTAAATCCATAGTTTTTTCTAAAAATGTTCCTGCATCCATCCAAATTTTAGCCATTTTATTACATCTCCCTTATTAAAATACCTAACATTTTATATTGCATTATTTTTGCTACAACTGCTGATAAATGCAATATCTTAAGCCACAACATTTCTCTTTGTAGATACTCCCATCCAGATATTATTGTAAAAGTCCCTTCATATTTTACTCTCTCAAACGGATTGTCTATTTCTGTACTCTCAAACATTACTTCTTCGATTCTTGTATCATTTATCTCAAAACTTCCCTTATCACATTCTAAGAAAGCTTTCCCACATTCATATTTCACTTTTAGACCTCCTATATTTCAACTAGACTCTTTATTCTTCTTTTTTTATAAAATACTCTACACAACTAATACTCTTATTATTTTCCTTCTCTTTATCGAGTCTTACTGTATAACCTGCTTTTATAAGTAATCTTGCTATTTCTAATCTATCTGTATCATTTAACGACCCATTTTTTTGTGCATATATTTTACCCATTTTAATCCTCCTTTCTAGGAAATAATATATTGATATTTAATTCCTAGAAGTTTAATTTTATTTGAACTTAGCATCTTGACTTTTCTTAATTATGTTATCAAGCTCATTCTCTGTATACTTAGTAAATGTTTGTTCAAAGTTGGCAAACTTATTTTTGCTTAGTTGGCCATTAACTACTTTTTTTGCTTTCTTATTTTCTTGCTGTAATCTATATGATTCTAGTTGTTCATATGTAGTTATATTTGCATCCTTCCATTTTTTAAGGATACCTTTTAAGTATGCTATATTCATATTCATCTTTTCAGCACATATCTCTATAGCGGACTTAAATAATCTTATATCTACATCACTAGAAATTTCTATTAACCATTCTGCTGTAACTGGATATACCACTCCTATATTTTCTTCATATAGCTTCTTAAATTCTTTTAACTCATTTTTTTCCTGTTCTTCACAAATTAACGGTTCTGTTTTCCCTTCTTCTTTTTGTTTTTGTTTTTCTTTTTCTTCTTCTTTTTCTTTTTCTTTTTGTTTTTCTTTTTCTTTTTCCCCATAGTCTATAGATACTGTATCGATAGGGTATCCATAGTCTATACATACTTTATACATATACTGCTGAAATTCTTTATTTTTAATTGATTCAACCTCTTTTAAGATACAAGTACGAACCTTTGGACTTTTAGAAAAATTGTGTTTACTCCAATTAATTATTAATATTTCTTTAGTAGTAGAGTCATATTTTATTTTTCCATATTCTATAAATCTTTTGATTAACTTCTCTACAGTTTCCCTGTTATATCCTGTTTGCATTTCCATAATTTTATATGGTAATTCATAACATCCACATTGACTTGCCCTTCCATTTGTAAGTAAATAATTGTAAAAATATTTTTCTTCGGGAGTTAAATCTAATACAAATCCATCATCCCAAAAATTAGCTTGTAAAATTCTATACTTTGCCACTCTAACACCTCCTATGCACCCTTAAAAGCTTGTTTCTCATAAGCTGTACAAACAGCATCATATTCGCTTTTATTTAAATCCTTTATGTCTTTTCCTAGTCGTTTGAAAACCTGCTCTTTTAATAATGTTTTATTAACTCCAGCATTATTAGCTATTGCATATAACCTAGTTAGTTGTTTATCTGTCAATATTCTATCTGTATTTTTGTCTTGTTGAACATTATTTTTAGTTTCATTTTTTCCACTTACTGCGTCAAAACTATCATTCTCAGTTATATTAAGTAACTGAATATATAAATATCTAGTTTGATAGGTTTCTATACCTCCTAGTGCTTGTAATTCATTAGAACCTTTAAGTTGTAAATCTCTCATTGGAGAAGTAAATACAATCTGTTCTGATGGGTTTTCTCCATTAATTAATGTTAGAGTTGCATATTCATTTGTAAAGGTCACTATAGGGCATAGCTTAGCTTCTTCAAGTAATCCAGTTGCTTGTGGTAGAAAGTCTGCTAACTCAAAATACTTGAAGTTAGCGAACTTATTTTCTCCACTTTTCTTTAAATTCAACTTACTAAATTTAACTCTTACATTCATCAATTTAATGTAAATATTATTAATTTCCATGGTCTTCACCTACTTTTTAGCTTTTGGAATTGTTAGTGTAGTTCCATATTCAATCCTGCAACCTTCAACCTCATGACCTTTTTTAATAAAATCTTTAATAGTGTTCTTATCTACTTTTACAACTTGCTCTACTGTTTTATATATAGCAGGTATCTTTTCTTCATCTTCTATGACTAAGCTACCTGCTGACTTTCTTATACTTATATTTCCTAAAACTGTTTCTACTTTTTTAGTACCAAGTAATTCCATACAGTCTTTTATATTGCTTTTTAATCTATCAAGAGTATTCTTTTTGACCCTTTTTAACTCTTGCAATCTTTTAATCTCTGAATCTATAGAGTTTATATCACTGTCAATGTTTAATATTACTGAAACTATCCTAGTGTTTTTATTTTGTATCTCTTGTTTTATTATTTCTTTTATTTCCTCTAGTTTTTCAGCTTCATTTCCTGTTGTTTCTGTTAAACCTCCTTCTATTTCTAATAAATCTGTAGTTAATTCATATAAAGTACTCATAATTTCCCTCCGTTTATGCTATAATTAGCTTAATTAAATTTTTTAATATTTATTTGAATTGAGCCATTGCAGTGGCTCTTTTCTACATTATTTGAACTGCTATGGGTCTATCTGTTTCAAATTCTTCTCTTATTAGCAGTTCTTCTACTTCTTCTGTATCTCTTTCTATCCTTTTGTACTCTGCATATGCTTCATGCTTAATTCTGTCCTGTTCATCTGCTGTAAGACTTCTATCTGCCCATGCTCTTTGTACTATAGATAAATACTTCAAATAACTAGATTTTTTATACTCTCTTACATCATTAATTAACTCTTTACTGCTTTTCATTTTTCTTCCCCCTTTATTTTTAAACTAGATGGTAAATACAAATTAACTAACTCTATATTTCTTGTTACTGCACTTCTTTTTACTTTCTTATTGTTATTAAACTTCCTGTTATTTTTCTGCTCATCATAGTATGTAATTCTAAATAACACTTTGTCTTGTTCTACTTTGTAGATTTTGTTTTTATAAATTATTCTCATACAATTACCCCTTTGTTGTATTTTTTAAGACCTTCAAAACTTGCTTTCTTATTGTATTGCTTACAAAACTGTATATAAGCTATCAGTACTCTTACATTCAACTAAATCACCCCCTTTCTTTTTTTCATTACATCTTTATCTTTCATTGCATTTTTCATAATAAATTCTTCAAATGATATTCTATCAATCATGTACTTTCTTCCTATTTTTAAAGCAATAAAATCTTTTGTTATCATGGCTTCTCTTGCCATGTTTCTAGCTGTTACATCAGATATTTTCAAGTACTCACAAAATTCTTCTATAGTCATTAACTCCATCCTTTTAATTCCTTCTCTATCTAAAAACATCTTGATGATGTCTGTTGTATCATCTCTTTGCATTAGCTCTTGTACTAAGTCTTTTGTGTCTATGAATTGTAATGCTACACTCATTTTTATCTCACCCCTTCTATCTTCCAACTAGTTCGTCTAATGTAACGTCTAAATAGTCAGCTATTTTTATTAATGTATCTATAGTTGGATTTTTATTTTCTCCTCTTAAAATTGCATATAAATTCCCTGAATCTACGCCTATTTCTTTTGCTAATTTCCATGCTTTTAAATCTCTATCTTTTAAAATTTTATTTATGTTGTCATTAATTGCCATTATTTCCCTCCTTTGATATACTATATTTGTAGGATAAATCCTATAAATATATGGTTAGGTGGTGATTTATGAATATCAGTAAAATAACTAAAATTGAAGCTACTTGTTTCGATTGTGGTACAAAAGTTACCATAACAGAATCTAAATTTAGAGAAATTTGCAACCATGGTTTAACATGTCCTGCATGTCAAGAGCGTATATCAAACTCTAACTTTGCAGCAGAATATGTGCTTCAATACAATCATGTTGCAAATGAGCTAGAAAAAGAATTAGATTCTTATGATAATATTCGTATCTATTAATTTCTATTTTGCTGGAGTACTTTGTTGCTCCAGTTTTTCATACTCAACGTCTTTTGTACATATACAACATATTTTAGGCTTCAACCCTTTTTTAACTTCTACCTCGTTATCAAACCCACAATATGGACACTTGCAAAAATATTTTACTCTTGAATCGCTTGTATTATTTTTCATGCATTTAACCTCCTAGTTAATAACTAATTAAAACAATATATTTCAAAATATTCTGTATTTAATTTTCAAAGTGCTGTTATGATTTAACTTAACATTGATAATTGTTCTTCTTCTTCCTTTAATAATCTTTTTAGAATGTACTCTTGACCTTTTCCTGTAACTCTTGTTGTTCTATAGGTAAATACACCTGTTGATGTCTCTCTAGTTCCACAGTTTCTAAATAACCTTTTTCCACTGCAAATTGTTTTGGTTCAGTTGAATTTTTAAATACCAAACCCCATACTCTTAATTTTTCATATAATCTTTTTTCACCAATTATTATTCCATTACTTTTAGAGATTACTTTTGCTACCTCTCTTACAAGTAAACTATTTTTTGAAGATGCTATTTGATTAATAAATCTATTTTTTTCTTCCAATTCTCTATTTTTACTTTCTATTTTTCTTTGAGCTACTTGTAATGCTCTTGCCATAATTTCATCATCTGACATATCTTCTGTTGTATGTATATATCCTCCAGTTTTACGTATTGTTGGTAAAACTTCATCAAATACCCAACTTTCAAATTTTTCTGCATTCGGTAGTTTACTATTTACAATCAATCTATACATATCACTTTCAGGTATTGCATTTACTTCTAATACCTTATTTTCATTTTGCGGATGAGGTATGTAACTTTTTGTTACCCACCTACAATGGTCATTTATTGCTTTACTTGTGTTTGCATATCCTAAACATTTAGCTATATCTGTTGCAACAAAATATGGTTTCTTATCAACCTCAACCATTCTTATTTGACCAAATTCCAATTTTTCAAATATCTGTAGATTATTCATATTTATTCCTCGCTTTCTACATTGAATTTATTTTCTTTTTTTATTTTCTCAATAAACTCCCAACATGCATCCACAATAATAGAATTTTTACTTTTTCCACATTCTTTGGCTATATTCTGTACATATTGATTTAATTTTGGGACGAGCCTTACTGTCATTCTTACTTTTTCCATTCTTATTCCTCCCTCCTTATGACACTGTTTTACTGTCTATAATCATTATATTATGACACTATTTTAGTGTCAAGACTTTTTTAAATATTTTTTGTATAATGTCATTAGGGAGGTGTCAAAATGACTACTATTACTGTAAGAATATATACACCATTAAATGAAAATTTAGAAAAAATTTCTTATCAAACAGGTATTCTCAAATCTTCGCTTATTCTATACGCTATTAATGATATTATTAGAAATCCAAAAGTTAATGAACTTCAATCAATCTCGTATAAAAGTGATGATACTGTTCGTTCTACTCTTAGGATTCCTGGTGTCCTAAAAGAGTTGCTAGAGAAAACAGCTAAAGAAAATAATTTATCAATCAATTCTCTAATAAATAATGCTGTGCATTCATTTTGCATATCGGATTGGTTAATTTATCTTTGATATATACAACCAACATGCAATTATTATAATAGATGTAATAGGCATTCCTATATCACTGCTTAAATCTATCAACGCTTTGTGCAAGTCTTCTGGTATACGAAGCGTTGTTTGCTCTCTTTGCATCTAATCACCTCTTTTGAATATTCTATATTTAACTTCCAAAGTGTTATTTTGATTTGGGGAGTTGGTATTTCACCTACCCCTTCTATTTATTATTTAAAAAAAGTATTACTAAATACAATTCCTAAAAAATAAAAAATTCCTATTAAAATTCCTCTAATGATTATTTCTTTTTCTTTATTTCTCATATACTTGCTCCTTTTAAAATTTTATATTTAGTTTTCAATGTGCTGTTATGATTTAACCTAATTCTTACTTAAATCACTTGATATTCCATATTTTAGAGCCATATCTTTTACAATAGCAACATACCCCTCTATTAGCTTCTTATCATCTTGTATTACATCTAAATTGTTAACTTTCTCTCTTTTAGATTCAGATACACCTTCTTCTGCCATTTTTCTTCTTTTATTTATTAACCTTCTATTTAAGTCAACTCCAAACCTATTGTTTAGTAACTCATAACTTTCTCTCCTAAGCAAGTTTATATGTTCAAATCCACCTTGTTTTTTTGCTATTTTTGCAATTAGTTGTTGTGTATCTTTTCTCCAGTCAGTAGCATTTAATGAAACGACTTCTTTTATTGTTTTAACCTCTGTTTTTGCTTCTAATGCAATGTTATTAGCTTGGTTAACTTGTAGTCTTAAATCTTTCATTTCTTTTAAACTTTCTATTAATACATCTTCTATACAAGTTGGCTTATGTTGCTTAACTTTGAAATATGTTTCTTCTAAGTTATCAAACTGCTCCCAAGCTTTGTCAGTATCCAATATTTTGCAGTGTCTATTTGCTCCTCTTTCAGTCCAAAGATACATTTTTGAAGTAAATTTTAGGTTTTCATATTCTGTATGAATACCTTTAAAATTTTTTAAATCATCACCTTGCAATAAAAAATAATGTTTACCTTCAATAAATCTATCTTTGTTATTGTTAAAATTGTTGCTTATATTTCTTGCATCTGTTTCATATACATCTGCTAGTTGCTGTGTAGTTAAAACTCTTTCGTTATTTCTTTCTATTACTTGTAAGTTATTCATATTTTTCAGCTCCTTTTTCTTTAAATGTACTTTTAGTACAGTTGTTTTTCAAAAAAATATACTCTATTGAAGTATTGAAATAAGCTGCTATTTTTACAGCTGTATTTAGAGACGGTACTCTTTCGCCATTCTCTAAGAAAGCTATATACCTACTTGTAAGACCTAATTCAGCTCCTAACTGATTTCTACTTAGTCCTTTTTGTATTCTAAAATCTTTTAGTTTATTCATTTTTTCACCTTCTTTTACTTTATCTTATGTACTAATAGTACAGTACTATTAGTACATTGTCAATAGCTTTTTTAAAAAAAATGAGCTATAATTGATAATTAAGAACTAATAGTTCAATATAAATTAAAAAGGTGGCTAAATAACATGATTGGATATAGAATAAAGGAATTAAGAAAAGAAAAAGATATTACTCAAAAAGAACTTGCAACTTTTTTAGGTCTTACTCCTAAAATGATTTCTTTTTATGAGAAGGAAGAAAGATTTCCTCCACATGACATAATTTTAAAATTATCAGATTTTTTTAATGTATCTACAGATTATTTGCTTGGAAAGGTCAATGTAAAAAATATAGACAATCTTAGTGAGTTAGAGCTAATTGAAAATCTAAATTTCTCTGATGATATAAAAGAAGCTTTAAAACTAATTAGCGAATTAAGTCCTTCTAGTCAAGAAAAAATGTTCAAAATAGCAAAAGTATTTCTTGAAGAAGAACTTAATGAGAAAAAATAAGAAAGAGAAGAAAACTATTCTCTTTCTTATTTATTTTCTTGTTTATAATATTCTTTTAATAATTCTATGTACTTTTCTAACTTCTCACTATTATTTTCTCTTAATTTGTTCAATGTATCCCCTGTGTCAATTAGTAGTTTTTTTGATTTTTCCACACGCCTTCCCCCTACTATCAGAACTTACGTTCTTATTTTTAGTCAAAATTCCCTAATGAATTTTAATAAAATATAACTATGTATTTTCATTTCTAAAAATATTTTTAGATTATTCAAAATTTTCTTGGATAATTATCTTACTTACATAATAATACTTTTGTTAAATATATGCAATAAAAAAAGGGGAATTGTAACAAAAAAATCGAATTTTGTAGAGTCTTGGTTATTTTTTCCATTCCTGTGTATTATTAATCGTCTTTTTAATTATAATTTTTTGTATTTTCTTGTTTATATAATATTTTTTATTATTTAATTTTAAAATCTTCGTTTTACTTTTTATACCATATAAATATAGTATTTACTTTTTAAAACTATTTAATTACATATTTTTCCCAAATACATAGCATTTTTGTAGAAAATTTTATATACTTAGATTGTTATTATCATAGAGTAGAACAAAAAATAAAAAAGGAGTTTTGATATGAACAATGAAAATGAACAGTTAAAAAGTGATTTACTCATCAACGATGAAAAAATCAAAAATCTTAATTTCAAGATACCCTGGTATTATTCTTTATGGACTATATCCATACTAATTCTTTCTACGTTTTCAACATACTCTATATCATTTATAGTTGCAATAATATTCTTATTTAAAAGAAATAAGATAATGAAAAAACATAAAGATAGCATTAGTATACTATTATCTGATGTCGAAAAAATCAATAATAAATATATTTTATTAAATGATGAAATTAAAATGAAAGAAAAACACTTTGAAGATTTATGTGAATCAAATGAAAATAAGTTAAAAGAATTATCCAATCTATTAGACAAAAAGAAAGTTGAAATTGATAAATTTGATTCAGAAAACCAAGATAAATTTAAACTTATCGAAGAACTAAAAATAGAAAAAGAAAGACTTGATAATCTTATAAAAGATAAAAATATACTTAAAGATAATATTAATACTTTAAATTCTCATTTAGAAGAATTAAAAAATGAAAGGGAAGAGCTTAGAGATATAAACACAACTTTAAAAAATAAAAAAGAAGAACTAAAAAGATTATCAGAAGAATTAATACAGACTGAAGATGAGGTTCTGCTTCAATCATTTGGATTATATAATCCAAAATATGATTTTGAAAACTCTGATGAATATATGGAAAAATTAAAAGAAATAAGAGAAATGCAAAAACTATTAATAAGAAATAAAACAGGTGTAAAATATTCTGATTCTTGGACTGTTGATGGAAGTGTTCAAAAAGGTAGAACTATGACTAATCAAAATATTAAAACAGCTCTTAAACTCTTCAATAGTGAGTGCGACATTGCTATGTCAAAAGTTAGTTTTAAAAATATTGATTCTATAGAAAAAAGAATACGAAAAGCATTTACTGATACAAATAAATTAAATACTTCAAATAAGGTTTCTATAAAAGAAAACTATCTTAATTTGAAAATAGATGAGCTTTATTTATATTATGAATACCTTCAAATGAAAGAAGAGGAAAAAGAAGAACAAAGAGCTTTGAGAGAACAAATGAAAGAAGAAGCTCTTGTTCAAAAAGAAATAGAAAATCAAAAAAGAAAACTAAAAAAAGAAGAATTACAATTTAAGAATGAATTACTTAGACTAAAATCAACTATACCAGAAGATGAAAACGACAAATTAGAATGGGAACAAAAAATCAATTCTATAGAAGAAAAACTAGCTTTACTATCAAAAGATTTAGATGATGTATTAAATAGAGAACAAAATACAAGAGCAGGACATGTATACATAATCTCCAATATCGGTAGTTTTGGAGAAAATATATATAAAATAGGAGTAACTAGAAGATTAGACCCAACTGAGAGAATAAATGAATTAAGTAGTGCATCAGTTCCTTTTAAATATGATATACATGCGACTATATTTAGCGAAGATGCACCTAAATTAGAATCAGCTTTACATAAAGCTTTTGATAATAAGAGAGTTAACAAGGTAAATAATAGAAAAGAATTCTTCAAAGTTACGCTTGATGAAATAAGAACAGAAGTTGAGAAAAATTTCGATAAGACTGTGGAATATACAAAATTGGCAGAAGCACAAGAATATAGACAAACATTAAAAATACAAGAATTAAATAATAAATTAGCTTAAATATATTCAAACAATTATAATTTAATAAAATATTATTTTTGAATATCTGTACAAATTTGTGATATAATAATAGCAAGGAGATAAAATTTACTTTGTAAAAGGTGAATTTCTCTAATTGATTAGAATTTAAAAGTTATTTCTTTAAATCACCCTTATTGGCGTTTGGGTGATTTTTTATTTTCTCGTAAATGTAAGCTGACACAATTCCAGCTACTATACTCAATAAAAAGTTAATTAACATATAAATTCACCTCCTTCCTATATTGGAATTTGGCGTTTATATGAGAAAATCACCCTTAGCTTTTCAATTTTATTTTCCTTGCTACAATTATTATATCATATAATTCTTACATATTTTACCTATATATTACATTTAAATTTCTATTATAGTTTGTTCTTCTTATTTACACGTATGTAAGTACGTTTTATAATGTAACTGTAAGGGGTTGATAAAATGAAAAAAGATATATATGTATATCCTGCTATACTAAGCTATAATGAGGATGGTATCTCTGTAGAATTTCCTGATTTACCAGGTTGCTTTACATGTGGAGATACAACAGAAGAAGCCTTGAAAATGGCAAAGGAAGCTCTAGGACTACATCTATACGGTATGGAAGAAGATAATGACATAATTCCAAATGCAACTACTATAGATAACTTAAATTTAGAGAAAAATCAAATACCAACTTTAATAGAGATATATATGCCTATTCACAGAAAAGCTATAGAGAATTATTCTGTTAAAAAGACTCTCACTATCCCGCAGTGGCTTAACAGAGAAGCTGAGAAACACAAAGTTAATTTTTCTCAAATTCTTCAAGAAGCTTTGAAAAATCATCTTAATATTCATTAGATATAATTAGATATAATTAGAGCAGTTTAACTGCTCTTTTATATAAACTTATAAAGGGAGCGTACATATATGAATATCAAATCAGCTTTTATAAGAAAAAGAGGGGAAAAATTTCATGTATATGTGGAATATGTGGAAGAAGAAACTGGCAAAAAGAAACAAAAAAGTTATGGAAGCTATGAAAAGAAAAAGGATGCTGAAAAACATTTAATTGAAATAAAATCGACTATAAACAATAACAAGTTTATAACTCCAAACAAAACAACTCTTGTAGAGAGATGCTATAAGTACATAATGACAAATGAAAAAAATTGGTCTCCTTATACAGTTATAAATAGGAAATCTTGGGTTAAGAATTATATAGAACCTTTTTTTAAAGATACAAAACTTATAGATATAAATCCTAGCTTACTTCAATTCTTTATAAATAAAAGTTTCAATAATTCTACTTCCTCAAGTGCAAAAGTCAGATATAATTTTCTATCTTCTGTTTTAAAAGAGGCTTATAGACTAAAAGAAATATCTGAAAATCCTTGTGATTTTGTAAAATTACCAGCTAAAAATGTTACATCTGAAATTGAAATATATAATAGGGAAGAAACATTATTGTTAATAGAAAAGTTAAATAATAGCATAATAGAAATGCCTATTTTATTAATGTTGCTTTTAGGTTTAAGAATCGGAGAAGTAGCTGGTCTAAAATGGTCTGATGTTGATCTAGATAATAGTATAATAAATATTAATCAAATTCTCATATATGCAAATAGTAAAATAACTTTTAAAGAACCAAAAACTGCAAAATCAAAAAGAACGTTATCAGTTCCAAAAGAATTAATTGAAAAACTAAAAATAGAAAAATTAAAACAAAACAAAATGAAATTACAAGGTACACTTGAAAATGAAAATAATTTAGTATGTTTAAATACAAATTTAAAACCTTGGATACCAACTGCATTAAGTAAAACTTTTCACAACTTTATTAAAAGAAATAATTTAAGAAATATTAGAGTACATGATTTAAGACATACAAACGCAAGTTTGCTTTTGCTAGGAGGTACTAATATGAAAGTTGTTTCAGAAAGATTAGGTCATACAGATATAAAAATAACTATGAATAGGTACTCTCATGTTTTAGAGGAAATGGACAAAGAAGCTTCTGATAATTTAAGTAAACTTCTATTTAAATAA